ATGAAAAATACAATTTTAACCCCAATCAAAAAGCGTTATCTTTCTCCAAAAGATTATTTAAAAGATCTGCAATTAAATAATATACACAACAATATCGAACGAGTTCAGTTTGTACCACCAGAGATTGGTAAGCCTGGATTTGGAAAGTTCCTTGTTGAGTATAAAACACCAGTGTTGGTATCTCAATGAACAATGAAAATCTTCCACAACCAATCGAAAATAAAGACGAATTCATCAAAGAGTTCTTTGCTATCCAACAGCAAGAAGTTGCAGTTAAGCGTGATGAATTAGCAATCCGAAAAGAAGAAACAAAACTCAATCAAGAAGTGGCGTTAGCATCGATTACGTCTCAAGAAAAAGTAGAGTTAAAACGAGGAGATGTATTCCTAAAAACTCAAATCGCAAAATATTGGCTTTGGGGGGTTTTAGGCTTATTATTTGCTTTCATTATTGGCATTGCTATGTATCTTGATAAATCGGATATTGCAATTCGCGTTATTGAAATTGGAGGATCTGTGCTTTTAGGTTACTTTGCTGGTGTTAACCGTGGAAAGGCACAGATTTTAGAACAGCAAAATAGAACAAAAGATGAATAATCATAAGCTCTCAATGGAGGGCTTTTTATTGACAACCATAAATTCTTATATTACTCTCCGCAATCTGTCGAAACCTCAATATATTCAAGACGAATAGTTCAACCGATTACCTCTAGCAATTTTTTATATCCGTAATTCTAACTATGTCAAAATGGTAACCAACACAATACAGGAATGAATCCCTTCCTTACCTTAGGGCTGATTTCTGATCTAACGATCACCACTATCGAAAGTGATAAATTCAGAAAACAACTTGTACACTCTTCTTCACTAACAACTCAACATTACATTAGAAAAGAAAAACCACTCAATCCAACCAAATAAAAAAGGCTCTTCAAATGAAGGGCCTTTTTTTGTCACAAATCACGTTCCGAAACGTTTTTGAAACTCATTGAGTTTATTAATCTTTAAAACCTAAAAACAAGAAAAGGTTTCAGAATTAAATTTGACTTTAGATAGCGTAAATACTGGATTATGCTCTTTTGAAGTCAAAACGTGCAAATTTAAAAACACCAAATTTTAATTAATAAAATCAGTTTATTGTGCGTATGTAATATTATCCATTTCCGAAACTATACATATTTTTCCGAAACTACTAAAGTTACAGGGCTGTAATAATGCTATTTAAAATTAAAAAATGCTAGTTTATTTTGATGTTTCCGTATTTTTTATCGCTACTCTTTAATACTCCCACCAGCAAACATATATGGGTTTACATAGCCTATATATGTTTCAGGGCTGAAATCTTCAGGTTGTGCCTTAACTAGCTCACCTAAAGCCCATTCATAAGGAATTTTATCCCATTCAGGCACAGCTTGGATGGTGAAAGTATTTACAGATAAGGATTCTTTCCCTTCGTCCTTTTTAGCTTTTGATACATACGATGCAATAGTGACAAATGTACTATTATTGACATAGTCAACTTGCAAGCCTGTGACTGCATGATGTTCTGACATTGCACCAGTACGAATATCTTCGATTTGTTTTGTGATGTATTTCATTTTTTTACTCCAATAAAGAACCGCACATAAAAGTGCGGTCATTTTTTAAATTATCTACCTATTGATAGATTGTTCTTGAATCTGATACAGCGTAAGCTGTAACGCAGATTTTTGGATTGCCGACGCTAATATTAAAAACCTCTGGCGGGTGGTTTCCTCTGGATGTTTTTGAATAATAGTATTCTTTTCGTTCGTTAGCATTGACAAAAAAGCTAACGTCAGAATTAACGATAAACACAATGCGTTTAACTGGTGATGGGTTGATGTGAATTGTAGCGGTATAGAAAGTGACCTCATCATTTTTCGAACCTACTGTTGTTATCTTAATATTTGCTACAAACACCTCGCACAAGTTGCCACCAACCAAATTATTAACCTCAAGCGTACCACTAAATTTACCAGTTATAGCTTCAAGTCTTGCGCCTTTGATTACGCCACCTTCGACAATTGCACCTTTTACTGTCCCGCCGCTTACCACTGCACCATTAACCGTTCCACCATTAACTGTTGCACCATTAACGGTGTTACCAGTAATGACTCCACCTGTTATTCTTGGTGCTCTAATCTCCTGATTAGCCTGTATATGGTCGCCACGGATTGTGTCAGCAATGATGCTGCCACCGTGAACCTGAGTTACTCCAGCATTTTGCCAAGGACTTGGCTCAGTAGAATGTTCCGAACATTCCTCGAGCATTGGACGCGCCATATAAAAATCAGCGTACGTTTGATTTTTGGCATATTTATTGATACGCATTAAAATTAAAATTTTACCTGTATCAGGGGCTTTGAATTTAAGCCAAATTCTTTTTGCACCTTGTTGCAAACCTTTAGCAAATTCACTCGCATACGCAGGAATAAAATCAGCAGGTTTATTATGAATACTGTCATGCCCTACAATTGGAGTATTAGCTACAACACCTTGATATTGATTTTCATCAGCATTGTATTTCTCGATAACAAGAGTACCTGCACAATGTAAACCGCCAACATAAGCACTTACCATATACCATTTATTTGCCACGACATTTACAAATTGTCGACATACATCAACCCAAGAACCACGATCTGCAAGCGTATTAAATTGTGCTTGCGTGCCGCTAATAGTGATTAATCGCCACGCTTCTGTTTGTTCGCCTTTAGGGTAGTAGTCATTCTTGCTGTATGTTCGACCAACTGCGTTTGTGGTTGGGCAATTGCTCCAATCTCCACCTTTTGCATTAAAATCACGCCACCCATAAGCGCCATTAGCAAAAATAGGGTTGTACAATAAATTACCACCACCACTAGATGACAACTTATCTCTCGTCACAGACCCTGCTACGACCAAATCACCGCGAATACCGACTTGCCCATTTGCAACGGAAAACACTGGTTTTACATTACCGTCATTCGCATTTGCCACAATCCCGAATTTATCAGCCATAACAATGACCGAGCTTTCTTCTTGATTTGCACCAAGTGCGATCCCAGCAACAGCAGTCCGTCCACCAGCAATAGCTTGTGTTTTGATTGTGTGCATTGAGCTAACTTTGCCATTAAGTCCAGCAACAGCACTGCTTACCTGCGATACTGTTGATTCAGCATTTCCAACTTTAGCAGTTAAAGCGTTAATTTGTTGTGCATTCGCTTTATCACTTTGCGCTTGAGCTTGTCTTACTGCAGTAATACCTGATAAAGCTGATTCAGCCTTCGCTGTCACAGTTTTGATGGTTTCAATTTGTGCTTGGTCTGCTTTTTCAAGATTTTTTATTGCGGTTCCTGATGATTGAGCTTGTGCAGCTATTTGAGCTAATGCACCTGCGACAGCGGTTTGTCTTGTTTTAGCTTCTTCGCCAACAGCATTATTAATATCGGCTTTAATGGAGTTAATAAGCTCTTGACCAAGTTGTGACTTGGTGATTTTACCTTCTAACGCATTTAACAAGTTATCAGGATTATGATCTGCCTCACCAAATACGGCCGCAGTAAACTCCCCTTTGTTGTCGTTTTTATCGCCGCAACGCAACCAAAAATAGAATTCTGAGCTCAATGGCACTCCACTCATAACATAGTTATTTTGTGGATATGGCAAGGTTGCCACTTTAACCGCTTTGCTAATATCATTAGTTGCACTGCGCCAAACCTCGGTGTAGTTACCGACTGTGGCCGTCTTAGGTAAATCCCAATCAAGCTCAATTGCAAACAATAGCGACTTAGTCACAAATCGAGGGATATTGAGATTAATCTCAAACGTGCGCGTTACCGGATCGGAAAGTTGCCCTAAACCGTTTTTGCCTCGTATCTCTACCGTATAGCTTCCGCTCGGTAGGTTATCAAAACTAATTTCCGGGCTGTCTAAGTCTAAGTGAGTGCTGTACAAATTACCGTTGCGGTATAACTTAATATCATACTTAACGGCTCCTTGATTTGTTGGCGTGGTCCACGTTAATTTAACCCCGCCATCACCAAAGCTAATATCTGCGTTAGCGGGCTTATTAACTCCTGCACCATGAGCCGTAGTAACGGACGGCACAAAACTAGCACTACCATCAACAATAGCCTGTTTTTGTGGCTCATGTTGTAATGCGGTAATGGTATAGCTTCCGTCGTCATTTTCGGTAATGCCGAGGGCGCGGTAGAGTTGCGTTGACACTACGCCCGATTTAAGCACCCAGTTATCAAAAATACTCAATCCTTGCGGCACACTATCAAGCTCAACGATTGCCGGATTAGCCTTGTCCACCGACTTAATTTTTATTTTTGTCAAACCGTCAGTGGTGATGTAGTTTAGATAGCTCTCGCCCTTAATCTCTACAGGTTGATCTAACGTCACCTTTTTACCACTGATTGCAACAACTCGCCCGCCTAAAACTTTGCCGGCATAGTTGTTGTCTGCGACCTCGATAATGTCACCGGGTAAGTGCATTAATCCTTGTCGTCCAACGGCAAAAGTAATCGTGCATTGCTCAAGACGTGATGTCTCCAACACCCATTTGCCGTATCTGTGAGCCTGACCGCGCGAGGTGCAACCATAAGCGGTCATTTTTTTGACGTTGTAACCGTAACGGGCAATCATGCTATCATCGGCAACGTACTCAATCGCCTTTTGGTATAAGTTGCGCTCATCTGCATACTCAACCTCAACCGCGGTAAAAATCGCCTTGCCTGCGGTGTATTGTCGGCTAAATTTGCCGTCAACTACGTTTGATTGACTGTATAAGCACACCGGGTCGGTTGGTCTATCTTGGATTGCGGTAAATTGTGTGCCATCCCAAACCGCAATAGCTCTAAATACGGACGCCATATCAGAGATGACGTTATAAGCGTCTCTTTGCTCGGTAATCCATAAGTTAGATACCATGCGCGGCTCTTTGCCACCGTAGCCGTCATCTACAAGCTCATCACAATATTTGGCAATCTCATACAGCATAAATTTATCAATGCCAAAATCACCAATACGCTCACCTAAGCCTGCTAATTTATCTGTGATAAGGTCGTAAAAAATCCATGCCGGGTTATTAGTCCAACCCAACTTAAAATCACCGCGCCACAATCCCGGTGCGTACGTGCGCGCCTCGGGGTCATAGGTTGTTGGTATTTTGATAATGCGCCCATATAGCAAAAAGTTGATGTTGGGAAAATTTGGGTTGTATCGGCTATCGGTCTTGATGCCGACAATAGCCATATTTGGATAGCTTAATTTGGTGTCGATAATCTCAGTGTAGCTTACCCAGTGAGTGCCATTTTGTAAGCGTTGAGATTTACTATCCTCAGTTATACGTTTGACCGTAACCGTAAATGGTCTTGGCGGTAAATCATCTATGATGTAACTGCGGTAAAATCGGGATGACGATTTACCCTCGATCTGATACGTTCCGCGTGGCGTGTTGTTGATTAAAATTTGGAAATCAACCGATGTGCCGTTGGTATCGCCTTGATCGTTTTGTGAAATCAAAGCATTTATGCCGATCGTCAGACGTAAGCGTGTTACATCTGGATCTATAACCGATCTCGTAATAGGATGTTGCTGTTTTACCTCTGCTCCAACGGATACCTCTCGCTCAGATGCTTCAAATCCCTCTAATGGCTTTTGGTCTTGATATCCTAGATTGTATTGGATCTCTGTGTTTTTAAAGTTAAAACTAGCGGCATCATTATCATCTACACCATTAGCATTTTGGATCGGTGTATTGTCAAAATACGTGTCTTTCCATTTGTTCGCTGGCCCTTTAATTGGTCCGAGCGAAATTAAACCGATTGCGCGTAGCTTTTGCGCCGAGCGTAAAGAGTCTGGCGCCTCGTGCGGAGTATGTCCGCCGCCGCCTTTTGAACTACCACCCATCTATTAATCCTTAAAATAAAAAACCACGCATAAAACGTGGTCTAAATGAAATCTATTTTTTACTTTGTCGGCATATCGTCAAACGTCTCAACCCCTTGTGATATAAGCACAAGACTTGTTAGCATTTTGCCGTAAAGCAAAGGGATTGGTCTGCCTTGAGGGGTTAAGTTTTTGATGTTGCTAAACGAGGTGCTTTGTTTTTTTTCGCCCTCTTTGCCGTAATCACCCATGCTAGGCACTTTGGCAAGCATTGTCATAACTCCACCTAAAGCCATGGCAGCACCAGTAACGCCAAACATTAACGCTGACCCATAACCTACCCCGTACCATTGATAACTGATGATACTGGCCGCAATAATCACAATCCCTGCGACAATTTGAAATACCCCACCGTTTTTACCCGCTCCGGCAACTACAGGTGTTAAATGCACTGTACAGCCATCTTTAAGGTCAATGATTGGTGTTGTCTTGAGTTGCTCCTCGGATAGATACTTACTACCTACACGGATTTTATAATAGCCTTTGCGGATGTGCTGTCTAAGGCCTTTAATTTGCGTAAATAGCCCGCTCATGAGCTCTTTAAAGTTACTAACCTCTAACTCTATCGGGCCGTCTGCAAATCGTTTAAGATCGCCGTAAAATTTAACTTGTACCAATCTCCAAATCTCCATATTGAGTGAGTGTGCTTGAGCCAAAATCCGTTATACGGTACGCGCGCAGACAATCTATCCTCACTGTGGTGTATCATCATTTGGTTACCCAAATAAACCCCAGCATGATTAGCTACATCGGCACCGACTTGGATTAGGATAATGTCGCCAAGCTGTACATCATCCTCTTGCATCAACTTGTAAAATCCGCATCGTTGCAACCCCTCCTCATACAGATTGGAGGATTTAAACCAGTCAAACGGATATATTGACTTATCATCTAAATCAATACCGGATAATATATAACTATCTAATACGATATTTCGGCAATCTTGTTTGTTGTTTTCAAACTGCCTGCCGATTAATGGCGGGATGTTGCGAAAACACTTAATATCACCATCAACCACAAGCCAAAAATCTAAATCTAACCGCACTTGGCAGCCTCTATCCGCCGTGGACAAATAAGGCAATCCGCGCTCATCTCCAAAGCTTGGGTGTGAGTGGACTAGCGCAATAATTTTGCCTATCTCCTCGGCATCGATAAATTCTTCCGGCGCAATCTCAAAATAATTGATCGGGTCTGGCGATACATTAACGCACGGGATGTAGATATTTTGCTGACCGTCAAAAACAACAAAACCGCATGATTCCTGCGGTTTGCATTGTTCGGCGTGCGCCAATATCTCTTGTTTTAACTTGTCATCAATCATATTAATTGCCGTATTGTGTCGTGCTCGGAAATCCACCAAAAGGCAAAATCGCATTGTCACCAAAGCGCAATTTACAGCCTCTTATGCAGTGTGAGCATTTATCCTTTTTGAGGTCGTTTGTTGGCTTATCAAACTCATCTGCCACCGCGCCGCCAGTGTAACCACATTGAGCAGACCGATACTGCCAAATACAAGTGTCGGAGGTAATCATTAGCAACGGGATTTTTGCATTGTCCGTCTCAGCCGGGGACGCAAGCTCAAAAGTTGCCTGTTGATCGTCAAGCGATTTTAACTGCTCAATGATATAGTAACTACGCACCTCTTGATTTGGGTCGGCATTAGGGTTAACGCCACCCGGAAAGTTTTTAGCGTCCAAATGCTCAGCGTAAACAAGACGGCGAGTGACTTTAGCCCCCACGCCCTGCCCAAAGTGAGCCACAATACCAGTAACCAATCCGTAAAGGTTGGAAACCGTTAATGTCGGTCTATTGCTTGGACCTTGTCCGCTAATCTCAAATCCATCTGCTTTAATTGGGTAGGCTTGATACTCGTTACCCTGCCACCACAAGTTAACCTGTGACTGATTTAAGCCGTTGTGAAACCGCAACAACTCGCCTTTAGTACTTGGTTCTGCACTGCTTGAGATGTGTCTTAAATCAATCTCCCACAGTTCAATCAAGGCGCCCTGTTCTAATTCCGGCAAAAGTGCGGTCATTTTATCCGGTAGTTTTTTTGGCATATTAGCTCCAATAAAAAACCGCACCTAAAAAGATGCGGTTTTGCGTTTAGTTATTTCACATGGCAATTTAAGTTGTCAATTTATTGACATATTTTTGTATTTAAATTTGGTTGTTGTCATCGTTCCGTTTTTGCAAACATTTTTTTCAACATCTAAAAATCCGTATTCAATCCATTCAACAGATGATTTTGTTTCTTTTTTAGTGTAGACGCCATATTCGCCAAATCCAAAATTTTTATCTTGTATGGATGAGGGAATTAACAATTTGCAGATATTCATTGGTTTCTTTTCTGTATTGCTGTCAACTTCAATTAACTCAGGCAAGATTCCATTTTTTATATTATCAATCTCTGACCAAATTGGGTATTTTTTGCAACATGGATACGGGTTGTTTTTAGCATCAAACTCAAAAATAGGATAGCCATTTTGGAATATTGTTGGTTGAGCTAGTATTTTCTTTGCTCGCTTTAATTTTGCAGCCAGTCCAGCATCAAGATCCACCGTTATGTAGGTGCTTGTTCCGTCTGATGGCGGCATCCCTTTTACGTTAACAGCATCCTCATCATCCACTTTTATATCAATACTACAGCCTTTACCAAATCCGCAAACTATCTGTCCTCGCTCTATGCTAAATGTCAAATAATCGGTATTGGAATTGTCTGTAGTCCATAAGCTTAATTTGGCCCGCTGTTTCCCCTCATACGGAAAATCAAACTCCACTTCATTATCACTCTCTATTGTCGCTGATATAATTGAATTGTTACTCATTTTAGAGTTACTGTTTGAAAGCTCCCACTTTGTTTCGCTTGCAATAGAAAAAAATGGGATTAATAAAATCGAAAGTAGTCTCTTATTCATATTTAAATAATTTCAGTTGTGAAGTTTTATGATATTAAATTAAACGAGCCATCATTTAAAGATGGCTCATGAAAATTAATTAAAAACTTGCTGAAATTGCAATGAATATTCAACATAAGATCCGTTATCAACTTTAGACCATTCCGAGCAGAGAATTAATATTTTCTCAGTTTTGCCAGGTGGAATCCATTCAAATGATTTATATCCACCATGTCGCGCAAGGAATGAATCAAGAGATTTAATCATCTCTCTTTCTCTAACTTTATGATAGCGAATTGTGGCGGTAGTTGATAATGGCAAAGAGTTAAGACCTCTTACCCTGCGCTGCTGATAACCATCGCCAAATTCGATAACATCAACTTCTGGCTTATAGTCTAACTGCATTCCCCATTGGATTTTAAAATTAAATAGTTCTTTCATTCACTACCTCAACATTCCGCCGCTTCGTGATTCGGCTTTTAACACATCGTACACCTGCTGTCTTGTTGCTGTTGCAACCATACGAGCAAGTTTTTCGTTGTCTGCGCCGTTACCATCAAAATTATTTGTTTGATTAATCACAACGCTGTTTCCACCACCGCCACTACCAAGGGCTTTATTTAGATTTTCGTTACTCGTAATTTGACCGGTTGCACCGGGCACAAAGATTTCCGGCCCGCGCTCACCGACAAGATAAGCCCGACCACCGCCAACTGGACCACCATTAGCCCGCGCACCTGATAGAGTTACGCTCGTTAATTGACTTAATACTGACGCACCTTGTGACGCAACCGCCGCCATATTGGCAAACTTTTGTGCAGGAGTAACTGCGGTAGGGTCATTCATCGCTTTCATTACGGCCGCATGGAGGTTGAGCATAGATTCGGCGATCTGAAACGATTTTGAGATGGCAAAAATAGTACGGTATGCCGCGCTATTTTTTGCCCCTGCCGCCTCAATAATCCCCGCTATACCATCAAATAATTGAGATGCAATATTGAGTTGATTTGTTGCAGACTGTAAGTCCAAATCCTCTTTGCGCTTGCGATACTGATCCTCAATAAGCGCCTTAGCCTCCTCAAATTGCTGTACGTTTAGCAACTGTTGGTCGTAAAGCTCTTTTGCTTTAACCAGTTGATCTTCGCGTGTAATATCGTTTTGCACATACGGATCATTTCCAGAACCTCGAATATCATTAAAGAATGATCGCACTTTATTAGCTCTGTCATTATCTTCTTTAATCTCTTTCGCTTTCTGTTTCTCTAAAGCCTGATCGTATGCTTGGGCCTCTAGCGCTAGATAATGTTTTCTTAACTCTAACGTGCTACTAAAATTACGCTCTTTAGCATCTTTCTCAGAAATAGCCATTCCGTTAATCTTGGCTATACGTTGTTGATGCTGTAATTCCAATTTCTGCATCTCGTTAGCGTATTGCATATCTAGAGACGAGACATCGTTTGTCTTACTACGAGAACCGCGACTTGATTTCGCTGACGTTTTTTTATTTTCGCCTTTGTTTATTGCCGCGATTTGTTCATTGTAGTTTTGTTCAAGCTTATTAAGCTCTGACTTTCTTAACTGATCGATTGTTTCAAAGCCACGTTTTTTAATCTCCACTTCACTCAATACAAGATTCTGAATAGCTTTCTTGTCTTTTTCGTGTTGTTCGGTTAGCTTTTGTTGTCGAGATTTTAGCTTATCTTCAATCTTTTCAAGTTGCGACTTACCGGCATTCTCTTTTTCTTCCTGCTCGGCTTTCTTGCGTTTTGATTCGGCAGCATCTGCCTCCGCTTTTTGTTTATCCTGCTCTTCTTTTAGTTTTGCTCGAGCCTTGTCTAAGTTGGCTTGTTGTTGATCCATTTGCTCACGCATTGCGGCCAACACTTCATCGCTACCATCAAAGGCACCAGATTCAAACTGTTGTTCTAGAGATTTTTTAGACTTCTCCAAAATGGAGATTTCATTTTCAAGATTTTTTACATGGGTCGCAGTATCTACGCCTTTCATTGCCTTAGTCAGCTTAATGAAAGCACCTGAAAGACTATCTACCGCACCTTTAAAGAATTTTGTGATGCCTGTCGTTTCTGCAAACTGCTCTTTTAATTCGTCAGTTGCCTGCCCTAATGTATCAAGAGAACCGGATAATGTATCTTTCGCAGAACCCTCACCAGTACCACCAACGCGTTCTTGTAAAGCTTTAAATATAATTTCCTGTGCTTTAGCCTTATCACCAGTTTCAACAAAAGAATTGATTAAATTTTGCTGCTCTGATGTAAGTTCAATACCCTTTCTTTTCAGAATAGATATTGCCTCAGCTGGATTTTCTAAAGCTCGCCCAAGATTTCTTGCCTCGCTCGAAATATCAGTGCCAAACGTTTCGGCTAAATCTTGAGATAGTTTAATTGCCTCTTTAAATGATTCGCCAGTAACGCTTTTAAATGTCATCATTACCGACATCGCTTGTCGCACACCATCGGTACTAGCAAGTGTGTTCATAGCAACAGAACGAGCAAAATTATCTAGCTCTGAAGATGAAAAGCCAACAGCCGCCCCAGTTGCTCTTAATTGAGCCTCTGTTCTTGCCATGTAGCGTTCTGTTTCTTCAAAAATCTTTATGCCATCGCCTAAAGAGCCAACAAAAGAAACAACCGCACCAGTTGCAGCGAGCGCCGCTGTTGCTAATCCACCAATCGCAATTTTGGTGATATTAATGCCACCAGTGGTTTTTCCAAACCCGTCTAGAGATTTACGCGCCTTATTAATTTCTTCGGTAAATTTTGCCGTCTCTGCCTCGAGTTTGATTTTTAAATTGCTAATCTGGTCCAATTCTCAATACTCCATCATTTGCAATAGACGCATCCATCATTTCTTCCGTTGTCATTTCTGCATTTGGTTTAGCTGTATGTAAAACGCTAAAATCCTGCGCTGTAACAACCTGTTTTAATGCTGCAACGTTGTAAACCGCACTTGCTATCGTGCCATAGCCGTAATCTAACATCTCAAGTGTAAACGGACGTTTGCTAAAGTATTTGCACCAGCAAAAATACTCCGCGACAGACATTTCGCGGAGCATTTGCCGATAATCAGCACGCTTAAACTCGTGCGCCAACTTTAGAGCAAAGTCAAGTTCGGTCTCTAGGCGTTTTTTTCGCCACCATCGCCCGGATCATCTTCCGACGGTTCGGCTTTCGGAAATTCGCAAACATCCTGCACCGCCTCAAGCACGCGGAAAATATCCACTTGAGTCCAAGTTGTTAATAGCTCTTTTTGTAAGTCATCAATAGACTTATCGCTGTCGTACGATAGCGAGATCGCAATCAAGCGAGTGTGTGCCATTAGATTGTTGCGAGTGATCTTGTTGAGTTTGCTATTTAATTCCTGCTCGGTGTCGTTTTCTGATACCGGCTCGGGTTTATCTAGACCGTTTAAGTAATCAACATAATCAAGATAATCAAGCGCAGAGATTGCAGATACCACAAGCACTTGCCCACGTAACTCAAACTTAACTTTTTTTAACATAGTAACTAGTCTCCAGCCTCGTTATACTCAGCCAATAACGGTTTGCCAACATTGGTTAGCTTAACTGTACGGGTCATCACTTCGTTTTGTGGCACGGTTTTGCCTAAAGATGACACCCAAGCGTAATACACGTCACGCACACCGTTAGGATAGACAACAAGATAATATTTCTTTTTGCCAGTGTTATGTAAGCGCGCAAATTTATTTGCATAAACCAGTATTTTTATTTGCATAGATTTATTTTTTTCACCTATGCAAATAAAGATGCAATTATATAAGATAACGCTACGTCAAATCTAAAAATAAAGACCTGCTATTAACCGCTAATTTTTACGTACAATCACTGTACCTTAAAAACAAAAACGGCAACATCAAAATGCCACCGTTTTGTCTGCCTGTCAGCAATGAGTCGTGCAATTTAACGACTATTTTTAAAAGCCCCTTAAACTATGTTTAAAGGGCTTTGAATTATCTCTCCGACATTAATGTCGGCGACATCAGAATTTGTACACCATATTGTCCTCATACTCGCCTTGGTAGTTAAGAGCCGCCTTAATTGCTACCCGCTGCGCGCCATCGAACGCCTGCCAGTTATCCACCTTATCTTGTTGCATGTACTCAATAAACCGCACAAACTCGCTCTTAGTGGACGAGAAGAAGATATACGGCGGGCGGGTGATGTTGACTAATCGTAAGAAGTCGATTAAATCAAAGTAGTGCGCTTGCTTGTAGCTCTCTTGTTTAGTGCAAAGATAGGGCGGGTCAAGTACAAATACCGCCTGTGGGTCGGCACTAAAGCGTGAGAGCAACGTGTGAAACGACTCGGACACCACCTCAACGCCGTCCAAATAACCGTCTGCAGATGGGTAGTCTGACTGGCGTAAACAATGCCAAAAGTCCTTGGCACATAACTCCTCAAACGT